AGGCTTACGTCATCGCTGATAACAAGCTGGCACTCAACAGCGGATGGGATGATTCAATGCTTGCGCTGGAGTTGGCAGAATTGCAAGATGACAATTTTGATTTATCTCTGACTGGTTTTGATGAATCAGAGCTTGCCGACTTGCTCACAGAAACAATCGAAGGCGAAACCGATCCAGACGAGGTGCCAGAACCACCAGTCAATCCGGTGACTGTGCTCGGAGACGTTTGGATCATGGGAAATCATCGGCTAATGTGCGGGGATTCAACGAGCATTGATGCGGTGAACAAGCTGATGGATGGGCAGAAGGCCGACATGGTTTTTACTGATCCTCCTTATGGCATTTCTATTGTTAGCGGAAAGAAGGTAGGGGGGGGCGGTGCTTCCGGGGGAAAGAAAAACGAGAAAAGGGACAAATCAAATGTGATAGAATCAAGTAACTTCTCGCAAGTGATTGGGGATGAAACGATTGACACAGCGGTTGAGGCGATACAGGTAATCGCAACACTAGGAGCAGTAGTTGAAATTATATGGGGCGGCAACTACTACGCCTCACACCTTCCGAACTCTTCCTGCTGGATAGTATGGGACAAGAAGAATTCTGGTAATTTTGCGGACGCAGAACTTGCGTGGACGAATCAAAAAACCGCTGTCCGATTATTTCAGCATATGTGGAACGGAATGGTTAAAGCTTCGGAGCATGGGCAAAAGCGTGTGCATCCTACACAGAAGCCAGTTGCGCTTGCTGAATGGTGTTTTGATGAATACGGCAAGGAATGCAAAACCGTAATTGATCTTTTCGGAGGTAGCGGTTCGACGCTTCTTGCGTGTGAAAAGAAAGGGAAGAGTGGATTCCTCATGGAGCTTTCTCCTGATTACAACGATGTAATAGTAAAACGCTGGCAGGACTTCACTGGCAAGCAGGCGATCCACGAAGCCAGCGGCAAGACGTTCGACGAACTCAAAGCGCAGCAGGAAGGCTCCGCAATAGAATCATATGAATCATGAGCAGCAAAAAGAAACCAATCGATACTGAACCAGCGAAAGTAGGCAGACCAAAGGCGAACGTCGATCCTCGGCTGGTTGAACAGCTCGCGTCCATCGGGTGCAGCAACAAGGAGATTGCGGCAGCGTGTAATTGTTCCACGGACACGATTGAACGAAATTTTGCGGCTGAAATTACAAAAGGACGGGAGAACGGGAAAACGAGATTGCGGAAAAAACAGATCGAGGTGGCGCTCGCTGGCAATGTCACGATGCTCATTTTCCTCGGCAAAAACATGCTCGGACAGGCTGACAAGCAAGAGATCAGCGGTCCAGACGGCGCTCCGATTACTCAAGCGACTGTTTCACTTTCGCCAGAGCAGGAAGTCAATCTTGCCGCACTCGTTGAACTAGCAAAGGGCAAAGCGAAAAAATGAAAGAGCTAATCGAAAGACTTGCTGCGAAATACGGCAGAAAATACGTCATTTACAGACTTTATCTGGATGGCGCGATACAGTATGTAGGGCAAACGCGAGACATCCGCAGGAGAATTTCGATGCACTCAGTCTCGAAATGCTTTGATGAGGTGGGAGTGACTTCACACGATCAATGGGCACGAGGACTGCACCACGAGGAGCGCGAAGCATACATGAACTACGCGGAAGCGTGTGAAATCATCAGATTACAGCCGCCATTGAACAAAAAAGGGCTAAGTGACGATAACTTGATAGAAATGTTCTACGCGCTAAATTCTGAATCGAAACAAAGGGAAATGTCAAAAATGCCATCATTTGTATGACCCCGACAGAGTTCTGCGTCCGTGTTCTAGGAATTGTGCCATACCTTTGGCAGTGCGAAGCCATGGAGTCGGTCGCGATGGAACAGCCGACCAGCGTGGTCGCAGCGAACGGCAGCGGCAAGACGGCGCGGCTTGTGGCGCCGCTTGTGCTTTGGTTCCTGCATGAGTTCCCGCGTGGGCAGTGCATTTTCACCAGCGGCTCATGGATGCAGATCGAGAAGCAACTCTGGGGCGCGGTGAAGGTCTATCAGCACAGGTTCCCGCATTGGCGATTCATGAGCGAGGAGCTACGAACGCCCGAGGGCGGCTATGCTTTCGGCTTCTCGACCGATAACCCGGGGAGAGCGGAAGGACATCACCCGAAGATCGGCGGAGACGTGGATCCAGTTTTTCTCATCATTGACGAAGCCAAGACGGTTCCAGACGCTATCTTCGAAGCGTTCGACCGATGCACGCGTAAAATGGAACTTTGGGTGTCGTCACCGGGTGCGCCGCGCGGTCAGTTCTACGACAGCTTCCACAAGAACTCCAGCCTCTACAAGACGATCAGGGTGCCATCGACCGACTGCGCTCACATCAGCGCGGAGAAGCGGGAACTGGACAGAATCAAGTATGGCGAATCACATCCGCTCTACCGCTCAAAGCACCTCGCCGAGTTCACCGAGGACTTCGACCGCTTGGTTCTCGCTCCAGACTTGCTACGCAATGCACTCGATGCACAGCCGAAACCAAACGCTCACGGTGAGATCGTAGCATTCTGTGACTTCGCCGCGGGACGAGATGAAAACGTTCTGGCAATTCGCCGCGGGAATCACGCACGCATCATACGAGCATGGCAGGAGCGGGACACAGTGCAGGCGGCACGCGAATTCATACAGATGTTTCAAACAGAAGGACTCACCGCCGGTCAGATTTGGGGAGACGCCGACGGACTAGGCACCGGCTTCTGTGACCAGTTCGCCGAGCTTGGCTGGCACATCAACCGCTTCCACGGCGGCAAGCCAGCGAGTGAGAAAGACGAATACGCAAACCTGATCGCGCAGGTCTGGCACGTTGCCAGTCGTGAGCTGGAGCGCGGGAGAATACACGTCGGCGAACTCGATCCGATGACATTCTCGCAGATCACCACGCGGAAAAGCGAGTGGAACGAAACGGGTAAATTGAGAGTCGAATCGAAGGAGAAGATGGCAGCGAAAAGCATGAAATCACCGGACCGTGCGGACGCATTGCTTGCTTGCATTGCACTCGGCAGTCGCATCAGCGGAGCCATGACGGGAGCGGCATCGGTTACCACATCGAGGAACACATTCGCCAGTCGAACCGTCCGAGGGTTTAACGCTCTGTAAATTTGAGCTTGCCATTGGCTGCATTGCATGTTATGCCGTTCTCACCATGACCGCAGACGAACGAAAGGGCATCGTAGCGCCTTTGCCAGCTTCCTACCGCACGCAGGACTATGACCTTGCCAATGTAACGCCCGAGCAGGTGCGTAGTATCCTGCGCAACGTGCGCACTGGCAAGCTGGAGGATCAGGATCGACTTTTCCGCATGATGGTCGATTCTTGGTCACGTCTGCGCAAGTGCATCAACGAGATCGCTGGTAATGTCACGGCATTGCAGATCGAGATCAAGCCAGGTATTCGCGAAGGTGCCGAGGAGCCGACACCGCAGGCATTGCAGATCCATGAGACAGTAGAACGAGCGCTTGAATCGTATGCTCCACGCCCAAGCCATTGGGAACTGGACACAAAGGGCATGATGAAGGCGCTCATTGACGCCTACGCGAAAGGAATCAGCGTGGTGGAAATCATATGGCACACCGAAAACGGAATCGTTTCACCGCGCTGCTACGCTCCAGTGCCTGCTAAGTATCTCGCCTATCCATCAGCATCGAATGAGATCGACAGGCTCATGATGGCACCGAACGGCGTCAACTGCGACACGCTCATCGACTTCCCGCCCGACAAGTTCTTGATTGCAATCTGGCAGCAAGGGGGATGTCATCCAATCCACTCGGCAAACCTCCGAGCGCTCACGAAGTTCTGGCTCGGTGCAATTTACGGGCTGGGCTGGTTCATGCAATACGCGCAGTTGTATTCGATCCCGTGGCGACATGCGGAAACAGACGGCAGCGACGAGGCGATGATGAAAGCGCAGGAGATGCTCGAAAACATCGGCACTAGCGGCTATGCTGTCACTGGACCCGGGGTCAAGTTCTCGATCATGGACGGCATCAAAGGTGGTGAATCGCTGCCACAGGTGGCTCTGATGAACGAGTCGGACAAAGCTTGTGACATTCTGATGCTTGGGCAGACATTAACCACAGACGTGGGTGACAGCGGAAGCCGAGCGCTTGGCGACGTCCATGCTACGGTTCGCGGCGACATTTTGCAGGCGGTCGCGACATGGATCGGGCAGGTCGTGACAACACAGTTGATCCCTGCCATCGTGCGGATGAACTACGGCGCAGGAATTGCCAGCGAGGACATGCCTTACGCTGAAATCGTCATTCCGAAGCCAAAGGATGAGAAGGCAATCGCCGAGCGCATCAAGATCGTCACGAAGGACATCGGGCTTCCAGTCTCGAACAAATGGATCTACAACGAACTCGGAATTTCTGAACCGCAAGAAGGCGAGGCGCTTTTCGGCGAAGTCGAAGATCCGCTTCCGTTGCTGCCAGAAATCACCGAGGCGGCACGCGCTGACATTGACCTACGACCGACCGAGGACATGGCGAAGGCAGCACAAGACGCACTTGAGATTCGCAGGCAGAAGCCAGCATCACAGCGTGGTATGACATCGGTCGGCATTGCACGCGCTCGGGACATCTCGAACCGTTCCGAGCTATCAGCCGAGACAGTGAAGCGCATGGTTTCATTCTTTGCTCGCCATGAGGTCGACAAAAAAGGTGAAACATGGGACGAAAAAGGCAAGGGCTGGCAGGCATGGCACGGCTGGGGCGGCGACGCTGGCAGAGAATGGGCAAACGCAAAGCTCAAACAGATCGAGAATGACTGATGAACAGATGCGTGAGGTCGCGGGGCAATGGCTCTCGCCGGTGGATCAGATCTTTGCTGACCTGATCGACAAGAGCTATACCATGACGGCAGGCGCATTTCAGATCGAAGTCGAGCAAGTCATCGAGCGCATTCCGCAGTTATTTTTCCTACTCGACAAACGAGCGCTTGAAACGTCGCTGGAGAATGAGATCGGCACGGCAATCGTCAAATCACTGGAGCGCGAACTATGAAGATCACCATAACAGCCACAGGACTCGATCCAGTGAAGGCATCGATGATCCGCCTACAATCGGCATCGGTGCGCAAGGTCGCGGTTCTCACCGGCGCTCAGGATGCTCTGGAAGTCGTCGAAAAATACTACAACATGAACGGATCGAGGCTTTGGGAAAATCCATCGCTTCCGACTCATGGTCCAGGTAGGAAAAAAACTCAGTGGTGGCGCAAAGTCTCAGGAAGTTGGTCGATCATGGGAGCGAGTGGATCAGGCGTGACGCTGCGCAGCAAAGGTGCCATAGGATTCTCACACAAAGTCACCGGCGGGACGATCACCGCGCGACGTGCAAAGTTCCTCACGATCCCGATTGTGCCAGAGGCGCACGGGCTGACAGCTCGGACATACAGCCGAACAATCGCCCCTCTATTCGCGGTCAAGGGCGTGCTAGCGCAGGCAGATGAAAACTCTCCCACCGGTATCAAGCCGGTATTCGTAATGAAGAAATCCATCACGCAGAAGCCATGGAAGAACGCGCTGCCACCGGAGCAATCCTACATTAACGCATTCGCGAACGGAGCGCTTCAAAGCATCATTGCGCAGGTCGAAGGCACTACTTAATAAAAAGTAATTACAAGCCAGAATCGGGTGGTAATCTTCTATTCGAAATGGCGAACGAAATCATCAGTGCATCATTCCAGACCGAAGTGGAAGCTTTGGCTGAGAGCATTGTATATCTCCCTGAAGGCGAGCATGAAATTCATGCCACCGTCAATGGCAAGGCTGCCAAGCGCAAGGTCACGGTCGATGAGTCGATCCTAGCTGCATTCGCAAGCGACTTGCAAGCTCGCCAATCTCGCAACGTGCGACCATTCGCAGGCTTCGATCACAAAGCCGGTCCTGCATCATTCATCCCGAAAGAATTCCGATACGAATCAGGCGTCGGTCTGGTTCTCGAAATCGAGTGGACGCAGGCAGGCAAGAGCGCCGTCGAAGGCAAGGACTACTCCTACTTCTCGCCAAACTTTCTACTTGCAAACGGCACGCCAGCAGGTCTGCCGACACATGGCGAGATCGGTTCGCTCGTTAACGAGCCAGCATTCGAGGCGATG